TTTCACCGACAATTACCTCATCAATAGTTATTTCGTATGGTATTGTTTCTCCTTTAACCCTATAAAATTCAGTATCCGTTAAATAACCTTGACACTCAGGTCTTATCTCATAATCAAGTCTACCAATACAATAAGGATTTATATTTGAATAAAAAAGATATTCGTTTCCGTAACAGAAATACCCTCCGTAACCACCATATCCTCCGTAACCACCATATTGACCGTAACCACCGTAAGAAGTGTAACTACCATAACCTCCGTAACCACCATATTGACCGTAACCACCATATTCGTCGATAGTTTCTAAGTCCGTTTCAAAATCAAGACCCACCAACACGGTGTTTCTTTCTTTTAAATATATGTGTATCGGAGCACCCGATTGGTCATAAGCATGTATCAACCTATTCTCTCCTGATTTAATCTTAACTATAAAAACATCACCAGCTTCGTCATACCATATAGTTTCTCCCTCAACCAAATCTTCTTTACAATCAAAGAACATATCATAAGGTAAAGTGGTACCGTCTTGAGCTTCAAAAGTCCCACCATGTAACCATATTTTCACATAATCAAACCCATCGTCATTAACTCTATCGCAAATACCAATACTATCGCCCGTAGCATAACGGTGTCTGATAACATTTTGGTCTTCTTCTAAATCATCAACTGTTATACAGTCGTCAATTTCCCATTCTAATGAATGTGTGAATACGTTTGTGAAATCTAATAAGTTTTTATCTGATAATTTACCATATATTTGAGTATATGAACCTTTAGGTCCTTCAGTAAACATAAAGTCACCATTAACCGATTCAGGCGCATCAGGATAACACGAAAGATAAATGTCTTCAGTTATGTGTTTATACACAGGAAACCTGTCTATTGTATCTAACCCACCGACATACTGATACGTCCCATGATATACTTTATCGTAGTCCACACATTTAACAACTTCAAACTTTTCAGTTAAAAATACAGTACCCCTCGGGTCTAAACTATCTATATGATGGTCAGGGTAATTTACGTCATAGTGAACACCTCCGAACTGACTTTGGTCAATACTAAACGGAATGTTCTCCAACACAAAACATCTGTCTTTACAGTCATCTTGTCCTTCACCCTCATTAATAATAACTTTCATCCCTATTTCTAACGAATCTATATCGAAACATTCTCCACAGTAACTATTGGTTATTAACTTTATCTCGTTATGACAATCATAACAAAACTCACCATCTTTAAACCCTTCAATCTCAAAAGCACTTAACCCTTCAACCTCTGGACTAGTCGTCTTTATAGTAGAACCAAATACTGTGTCAGCAACATACGTCAATCCATCGTCGTTATCACATAAAAAATCACAATCACTAACTTTATCAGCAATCTCATCTCTATATATGTCTTTAGATATTTGTGACAACATCTGAACAATAGTGGTCACAAAATCTTTACATTCATCAGGATAACACGTTACGTATGTTTCAAAATCACATAACATATAAATCGGATTGTCGTATTGTGGACACGTGTCAGGACTACCAGGTTGAGCATTATCCAAATTACACGAACCCATCTTATCAGACTCGGTCGAAGTAAAGAAATGTGTCCACTCTTCGCCCCCTATTTGGTATATTTTGTCGTTTATTTTTACCTGTAAATACCAATTACCATAACGATATAATCTTTCGTAACAGTCAGGTATATTCTTATATTTTTTTAATGAGTCAATTAATGTCTCATATAATGTCTTCGCCAATGATAAGTCTAATGACATAACATCGTTTCTACACGGTTCTTCCCAATTAAACTTTGGTCTATGTAGATTATGGTTCTCAACTTTTTCACCAGTAAACCATAAAGTAGTTGCCGGTATAAACTGTTCAACTAAACGTATCCAATATGTACTAATTTTGTTTAAGTACGCATACGTTAAGTCATAATCATACGCCTTACCTAACCCACTTTCATAGTAATCCTTAAATAATTCGATTAAATCCCAATATTTCTTTCCGTACTTACCTTTACCTACTTCAACTCCGTTCCAAAAACCATATTCAGAGAATTGAGCAAATGTTAAGTTGTTTAATAATACACCTGAATACGATAATGAGTGTTTTTGATATGTCCTTACAAAATCAAATAACACCGCTCGACCAGGGTTAAGGAATATATCAACGTTCTTTCTGTTTAATATAAACTTGTTTGTGTCTGAATCTGACTTCTTATTGTCGATGTCAGCCTTTAACTCCCAACCATCATCGAAGTTTGGGAAATTTTTATATCTATCATAGAATTTCTCACCATAAGTGAAATCTTCAAATTTTGTCTTAATTGTTTTTGGTGAAGTTGTCAAATCAGACCTTTCTTCATCCAATACCGAAACAGACTTATGTGAATCTGTCCTTTCAAACCAACCAGCACCCTTTTGGAAGAAGTAGTCGTTAGTTATCGTAGGAGTTTTAGGTATTGAATTGTCTGAAGTACCAACTCTCTCTATTGGATAGTCATCAACATTATACACCCCACCCGATTTCTGTACTTCAACACTAATCAGTTCTTTATCTAAAATATAAGCATCACCATGGTTCTCACCGTCAGGTAGTTGACCATTCTCTAAATACCCTAATACGTCTATTTCAACATTTGGATATTTCTTTTGGAAATCCGACTTATCTAACCATTCCTCTTTAATTTCACTCCAAACTTTTATCGTTTTGAAGTCTACGTCAGATTCAAACCACTCACCATCAATAACGTTATCTAATTTTTCAGAAAACTTATCGTAATCAATTCGGTTTATAACCTTATAAACGTATTCGTTTATCTCAACAAATGATTCAGGTGCCCCAATAAAACTCAATAAGAATCTAAGGGGTTTTCTCGTACCTTTAGATTTGAATAGGTACGCTGAATTTAATATTATTCTTCTATATATTTCAATGTCAGTCTCAAATGGTGTTTTTCCTTTTGTTAACCCATCAAACTGACTGTCTTTTTTCTTATATAAGTACTCTTCGATGTTACGGTCCGTAATTGAGGTTATCACATCCAATCCTAATAACCCAGCCAAGTTCTTTAATAGTAAATCGGGTACGTTATTAATCTTATCATACGTAACATTGTTCATATACGCAATATTGTCTATGAATTTCTTTACATCATCGAAAAACCTACCATATAGTTGGAATATTTTCTTAACTTTTTGACCTTCCGTATCAAACTCTTGTAAAGAAGCCGTACTTAAAAAACGAGCAATTAAATTCGCCTTGTAGTTATCAATAACTTCACACGTTTCAAATAACTTCTCTAAATATCTTTCAAATTTATCCCCTTCAACTACAATGTTAAAGTCATCGGACAATTCCCATTTTATCTTTTCATCACCAAAATACAAATTACCGTCACTCGTTTCTTTAGGGACTTTAAACTTAGCCTCGTATAATGGAACGTTCTCTCTATCTAATAATAATTGTTCAAAATCGTCCATTAGTTCAAACTTCTTCTCAAATAAGATGTCGTTTAACTTAATGTAGAATTCTTCCTGTGTTGAACCTGTAAATGGTTTTCCGTGAACAGTAATTGATAATTCACCATTATATCTGTCTTCTGGTAATAAAACCTTTTTAATTTTATATTCAACACCCGAAAACAATAAAACATATTTTGTAAATTCTTTAGCGAAGTTTCTATCAGAATCGTATTGTCCATCGAAAACTTTTAAACCAATATTACTATATTCAATCCCTAATGGATTTCTAATCGCTCTTAATGGTATTTTAAAGGTCGTGGTATTAAATTGTAGATTGTTTACAACGTCATATGCCGTATCAACGGTCTGAGCGTCGGTTGTTGTTTTAAACACTCTTAAAGAGGCTGGAAATGTGTTTGCGATATTCTCAACCGCAACCTTAGCTCTTAAGAAAGCAGAACCAAACAAATCTTTGGACCCCTTTTCAGTGTTAAACTTTATTTTTAATGATTGGTCAAATAGTTTACTAACTTCTTTAATTGATTCCTCACTGTTTAAGTCCTCTAAAGAAATTGGTTTAGAAAAATCTGAAGTTGTAAAACTTTTAGTATCTCTAACAACAGGAGTTCCTTCTTCAGAAAAGTTTTTCTGCGTGAAATCATTACCCTCAGTATTCTGACCCCCTACAAGACCATCTGAGAATGTACCACTACCGTTAGAAGGAAATCTAATGTTTGCCATTAATTCGCTATATTATCAAAACCTTTGGACGTGTCGATGTCGTCAATTCTATCTTCACGGACCTCATATAATTTATTATTAATTTCATCACGTATTTCAAATAAGTTATACTGTCTGTATATATTATTCTCTTTATCGTAAATCGTGTATATTCCGTCTTCAATTGACTTAGTTTGATTACCATACAATGCGTATGCTAATGTTTGTTCGTCGTGTTCTACTAACTCAACCTCCATGTGTACAGGGTTAAAGTAAGTATTGGTTAAGATAACATTTTGGTTTGGTTCACCAATAAATGGAATCTCATTTGGATTATTTGTTGGAGCAGTACTCGGAGTTACAGTACAATATACTAAACTCGTAGGATTACTCGTATATCTATATCTTAAAGATTTTTGATTTGTATTTGTTAAATTAGCAACAATCGGTTCACAGAAAAAACTACTCGTTATAACTCTATAGAAGTTACTAATCTTTTTACCACTATCGTCTAAGTATTCAATTCTGTACCCAACCAATCCGTTATTCACAAATTTACCTCTATCTTCAGATGGTATACTTGACACATCAAATATTAACCCCTTAACGTTTGGTAATGTTAATAACACACCACAATCTGTGATGTTTGTTCTTATTTCTTTTGGTCTGATGTATAAGTTATACACCCCTAAATCTGAAAATTCTCCACTTTCAAGTGTTAAGTTATATAAACCCCCTAACATCTCTGTTTCTTGAGTACCACCTGTCACATCGTTATGGAAAACAGGTGACAAAATATCACTAGCATTTAATTTTTTAAACACTGGTGCCGTATTCGAATCTCTATCTGAAGCATAATGTAAAAAAACCTCCACATCGGAAGGTGTAACATCTGCTGGTCTCTTTATTCCGTAATTACCTGTTGCCATCTCTTTTTATATTATTATAAATAGTATTTTATTAAATTTTTTAGTCCCTAATATCATCAGAATCGTTAATCTTGAAGAATTTATTTCCATTCTGTTCAAGTTCCTTCATATTGGATACCTCACCCATCTTATAATAGAACTCAAATGGAGCCTGTTTACCTCTCTCAATAAAGATATCTGATTGTATCTCAATTTCGTTTGTTATCCCATGAAATACCTCTTGATGTACCA